ATACTTTCCCGAAGATGATGCGACTTTGCTTCCCGGATGTGAAATGGGAACTTAATCGATCTGATTGGTTTGTTGACTTCCCGCGCAACGGCTCCCGTATCCTCTATGGTGGTCTAGATGATAAGGAACGTACTGAGAAAATCCTGGGTCAAGAGCACTCAACTATATTCTTGAACGAATGTTCACAGATACCTTACAGTGCTCGTAATAAGGCAGTAACCCGCTTGGCTCAGACGAGTGGCCTAGCATTGAAAGCGTATTATGACTGTAATCCTCCCTCGCAAGGGCATTGGACATACAAGATTTGGGCGAAAGGACTAGAGCCGACGAGCGGAGCGAAGCTTCACGATCCGTCGCGCTACGCAACGATGCAACTTAACCCGCGCGACAATCTCGATAACCTTCCGGCTGCTTACGTCGCGGAGCTAGAGGCGCTTCCTCCGAAGGATCGTATCCGGTTCCTGGAAGGTGAATTCCTTCCCGAAGTCGAGGGTGCGCTTTGGTCTTACGATACGTTAGAGCGCAATCGTATTGAGAGTGACGATGTTCCGGAGAGCCTTCAGCGTGTTGTGGTCTCTGTTGATCCTTCCGGATGTTCGGGACCGGAAGATGAACGTTCTGATGAAATTGGAATTACAGTTTGTGGAGCTGACAAGAAGCGTATTGGATATGTGCTAGATGATAAGTCGGGCCATTACTCTCCGCACCAATGGGCTTCCATCGCGGTTCGTCTTTACCATTCTTGGAGGGCGGATGCGATAGTGGCCGAGAGGAACTTTGGCGGTGCGATGGTTGAGAGCACCATTAAGTCTGTTGATCCTCGTGTCCCGGTGAAGCTCGTTACGGCTTCTCGCGGTAAGGTTCAGAGAGCTGAGCCCGTCGCGGCGCTTTATGACCAGGATCGAGTGAAGCACGTCGGCATCTTCCCTGAGTTGGAAGATCAACTTTGTCAGTTCTCATCTTCCGGATACATGGGCGGTAAGTCTCCGGATCGTGCGGATGCTGTAATATGGGGCTTGAGCGATTGCGGATTATTCGGCGCTCGCTCTTATGGGATGTTGGAGGTCGCATGAGCCTAATACTTCTGATACTTTTGATATTGCTTCTCTTCGGCGGACTTCCATATTGGCCGCATTCAAGAAGTTGGGGATATGGCCCTAGTGGGGTCATCTTTCTTATTCTGATTATTCTTCTCATCGCGGTTCTTACGGGACACGCGTGATGAACTTTACCGCCATTCGGGATCGTCTAGTCAATCTAGTCACTGGTCTCGGCACAGTAGGCAAGGACAAGAATGCTAGCACGTTACATTCGCTTCTCCTTCTTACCAAGGATCAATTAGAGGCGATGTACAGGAGCGATTGGCTCCCTCGGAAGATCATCGATATTCCTGCGCAGGATATGACGCGGGAATGGCGAGGATGGCAAGCGGATGAGAAGGCTATCGAGAAGCTGGAGGAAGTCGAGCGGACTATGCGTGTCCGCGAGAAGGTCTATGCTGCCCTTCTTCGGGCTCGCTTATACGGTGGAGCTGGTCTTTATCTCGGATTGAACCGTAATGAGAGGCCAGAGCTTCCTCTCAATATCGAGACCGTTAAGGCGGGCTCGCTCGCTTATATCCATGTCCTTAATCGCTGGGAGCTTACGGCTGGCGATATGGATATGGACCCTCAATCTCCAACGTTCGGAGAGCCGTTGTGGTACGATCTTCCGAACAACTGGGAGCGTGGCCTTCGAATTCATCCTTCTAGGATCATTCGTTTTGTCGGGGCTCCGCTCCCTGATCCTTTAACAACGAAAGAACCTTGGGGTGATAGCATACTTCAAATTGTTTATGAAGCGGTGATGAATGCTTCTTCTTCACAGCAGCATACCGCGTCCCTTTTCCCGGAGGCAAAAGTTGACGTCATCTCAGTTCCTGGTCTTTCTGATCATCTTTCGACTGAGCAGGGAACGGCTCGCATTACGGATAGGTTTACGAAAGCGAACTTGATCAAGTCTCTCCATGGATTAATGCTCCTGGAAAACGGTCCGGAGGGAGAAGCGGAAGTTTGGAACCAGAAGCAGATAGACTTCTCGCAGTTCCCGGAGCTTCTCAACCAATTCCTTCAGGTCGCAGCGGGCGCTGCCGATATTCCAGTGACGAGATTATTGGGTCAGTCTCCTGCTGGATTGAACGCTACCGGAGAAAGTGATATCCGGAACTATTACGATGGCATTTCCTCTCGGCAGGAGACTGAGCTGGCTCCGGCTCTAGAGCGTCTTGACGAGATTGTTATACGTTCTGCCCTGGGCTCGCGTCCGGATGATGTCTGGTACGAATGGAACCCACTTTGGCAGATGACGGAAAAAGAGAAGGTTGATGTTGAGAAGGTTCGTGCTGATACCTTCAGCGTTTATGCTAGGGATGCCACGGTTCCTTCAGCAGTACTAGAAACGACTATCAAGAATTCTCTCATTGAGAGCGGTAACTTCCCTGGTGTCGAGAAGGCTTATGAGGAATTCGAGAAGGGTCAACTTGATCCAATCGATCCGGAAAAGGCTGAGCTAGAGGAAGCGGCGCGAGCAGCGGCGCTCGAAAGCCTTAAAAACCCACCGGACGATGGCTCCGGTGGTCCGGGAGCCACGAAGCCAGCGAACGGCGCTAGGAAGGTGCGCGTTCCCGCTTCCGACCGTCTAGTGGCCATGGATGCCACGCCTCGCACCCTTTACGTGAGCCGGAAGGTTAAGAATGCATCGGCGATCATATCCTGGGCGAAGAAGGTTGGTTTCTCGACCACGCTTCCTGCTTCGGACCTTCACGTGACGATTGCCTTCTCGAAAGCTCCGGTGGACTGGTTTAAGTTTCATGCTGATCAACCGAAGATCGAAGTGCCTCCGGGTGGCCCGCGAGCGGTCGAGCAATTCGGAGAGGGCGCTATCGTCCTTCTCTTCAATGATATGTGGCTTAAGTGGCGCCATCGCGAGTTTAAGGACGGTGGAGCGAGTTGGGATCACGAAGATTATCAGCCGCATATTACCATCACATATTCGAAGCCGGACGGTATGGACCTGACGAAGATTGAGCCTTATCAGGGTGAGATTGTCCTAGGTCCGGAGATTTGGGAAGAGATTGACGAAAACTGGCAAGAGAAACTTGAGGAGGTTTGATCATGCCTCGTGGTGCGCCTCGTGGGAACAAGAATGCTGCCAAGAATAAGAGCAAGAGGTTTTCATTATCTAAAACACCTGGGAAAATTCATCATGGAAAAGAAGTCGGCAATAAGTTTAGCAAACGGCCTCTTGGTTTTCAATTGAGAGCTAAGTTGGCAGGTACGAAAGCTGTAACTTATCGGAAGCCGACTAATTTGAAAGGGTTAGTTCCTCACAAGACTATTTCCAAGTCAGGAAGTTTAATCAGGACAAGGTTTAAGCCGTGATGTCTCCGCTTCTAGCAGGTTTTGTCTTTGGAGCCGGAGCCGTCGTGGCTTCGATGGTTTGGGTCCTAGCCTGTCATGGCTAAATTCGACATCAAGCGGTTAGCTCGCCAGAAGGCGAAGCGGAAAGCGGACGCTACGTTGCGTCCGATTGAGATTACACGGTCGCTGGAGGCTGAGCTAGAGCGGATCGTTATGAAGATCGTGGCCGCTTGGATAAAGGCTATTAATGAAACGATCCTTCCGGCTTTCTCTTCAGCGCTCGAATTCCAGAAGCTCACTCGTGACGCTCCTTCGGACACGATCCGGAGTGCCTTAGAGGCTTCGCAGGAGATTTTGGACCGTCTTGTAATTAGCCTTGGGCTCGATGTTGAGGAATGGGCAGCGAAGGTCGAGGAATGGCATAGACGAAAGTTCACTACGTCTCTCCGGGAAGCTCTTGGGCTAGATATCTCGTTGAATATCAGTGAATTTGACTTTGACGATGAACTTCAGTTAGTCGTGGAGCGTAATGTAGGTTTGATTAAAGGACTTTCTGACGATCTTCGCAAGAATGTTGAGCAAGCTGTAGTTAACGCAATGGTTCAGGGAAAGCCTAGGCGAGAGCTGGCGAAAGAGCTTACTGAGCGGGTGGAAGTCTCGCGTTCCCGCGCGAAGCTAATCGCCAGGGATCAGACCACGAAGCTCGCGAGCAATCTAGATAAGATGCGGCAAGAACAGGCCGGTATCGATGAATACAAGTGGCGTCACTCCGGTAAGGCGCATCCGCGTCCGGAGCATGTGAGGCGTGATGGGAAAATCTTTCGTTGGGATAGCCCACCGTCCGATGGCCATCCTGGTCAGGCGATCAACTGCGGCTGTAAAGCCCAAGCATATGTGAGGCTCTGATGGCTATTCAACTTTTTGATCGTGTAACCCTTGGCGATAAATCTTTCAGAATTACTGGTGAAGGATATCTCGTGGCCGATGTTCGAGCGGCGCGAACGGGAATTCAGATTTACAAGGGACACGAAGTCGGGAAGCCGGAGATGGATGATGTTCGCGTCTATCGTCCGGAGGTAGAGGTTTTCAAGAAAGATGCGATGGAGAGCTTTACGTCTCTCCCGGTGACACTTGATCATCCTCCAGAGCTTGTGGATAATACCAACTGGAAGAAGTTTGCCGTTGGGTTTACTGGGGAGAGCGTGGCGCGCGATGGCGGTTTTGTCCGCGTTCCTCTAGCGATTAAGGATGTCGCAGCAATCAATGCAGTTAAGTCCGGTAAGCGAGAGCTTTCCATGGGCTACACCTGCGATCTTCAGTTCGGTTCGGGAACAACTCCGGACGGAAAGCCTTACGATGCAGTCCAGAAAGACTTGCATGGTAATCATCTCGCCATTGTGTCTGCCGGGCGAGCTGGAAGTGAGTGCCGAGTTGGCGATCAGGCAGGCGTTCTTCATGGAGAGCGGGAAATGACGCTCAAGACCATCACTGTGGACGGCATCCCGGTCGAAGTGACGGATGCTGGCGCTCAGGTTATCGCTACGCTTCAGAAGCGTTGTGAAGACACGAAGAAGGAGAAGGATCAGCTCGTTGCCGATCACGCCAAGGCGGTGGCCGCGAAGGATATCGATCTGGCGAAGAAGGACGCGGAAATTGAGAAGTTGAAAGGCTCTCAGATGGACGCGGCGAAGCTCGATAAGCTTGTTGCTGATCGTGCGGACCTTCTCGCGAAGGCGAAGGCTGTTGTCTCCGACTTCGATGGTAAGGGTCTGACCGATGCGGATATCCGCCGTAAGGTCGTGGCCACGAAGATTGGTGACGCGGCGGTGAAGGATCGTTCGGACGATTATGTGGCTGCTCGGTTCGATATCCTCGTTGAGGATGCTTCGAAAGGCGTTGGCTCCGGATCGTTCGGAGGGACGGGAGATGCTTTCCGTGATTCCTTTCTCCACCGTCCTGGTTTCGGCGGCCAGGGAGAACAGAGGCCCATGACCGCTGACCAAGCCTGGGAGCAGAATGTTTCGCGTATCCAGGATGCGTGGAAAGGCGACGCAGCGAAGGGAGTGAACTGATATGCCCGCTGTCCAGACGACTTACGGCACCGTCCATTCTCCCGCTGTTGAGGGAATGGTCGCGAATATGGAAGATCACAACGTCATTACTCGCGTGCTTGAAAGCGCCGCTGGTATTGGCTTTGGAAAGATTGCTATGCGTGGCACCGTGGACGGAACCATTAAGGTTTCGGCAGCGGCTTCCGATTATCTCGGCATCACCGTCCTGGATACTACGCAAGCCCAGGATAGCTTTCTCCAATATGCCAATGTTCCTGTTATGACGAAAGGTGTTATTTGGGTTACGGCGGGTGCTACCGTGGTTCAGGGTGACCCCGTTTACTACGTCCCTGCTACTGGCGTTTTAACGAATGTCGATGGTGGAGGCGCGAATACCTTGGTCCCGAATGCGACGTGGGATAGCTCCGCTGCCAGCGGTGCTCTCGCGAAGCTCCGGCTGGCGTAAGAAAGGAGCTAGCAACCATGCGCTTCAATATGACTGACGCTCTCCAGCGCGCAATGCCGTTCCTTATTCAGCAAGGCGCGCTGATCGAGCGGGAGGTTTATCAGATTCAATACCGCGATATTCAGTATG